ATAAATAGCAAAATGATACCTTCAAACAAACCAATGGTGAATATCTTTTGGCGTTCAATGCCTTTTAGATTAGAATTAAAAGGTTATCAAGGGAACTGTAAAACCTGCTGGAAGAAAGCGGACAGAAAGCTATTTCAAATTGCAAAAGAAAATCCATCTGCATTTGATTTTATGAATGAAATGGAGCAGAAGTACCCTATTGACCCAATGGGACACAATAAAGTATTTTTTAGAAATAATAGAAGTGCAAAACAAATACTTGAAGAAGCTAAAAATTGGAATGGGAAAATAAAAGATGATTCAGACGAATATACCTATCAGCTTGATTTACTTGGCGGGGATAGTTGTGAAGTCTTTAGTGATTGTTCAAACTAATTTTAAAACCAAACAAAAAAATGAAAATACTTAATCTGTACGCTTGTCTTGGAGGGAATCGTTACAAGTGGGATGAAATACCAGGATTAGAAATTACAGCAGTTGAGTGGGATGAAAAATTAGCACGACTATATCAAGAAAGATTCCCAAATGATACAGTAATAGTAGCTGATGCTCATCAATATTTATTAGACCATTATAAAGAATTTGACTTTATTTGGAGTTCGCCACCATGTCCAAGTCATAGCCGTGCCAGGTATTGGAGTTCTAAAGGTGGGAAATATGCAGTAGGGTATCCTGATTTAATGTTATATCAAGAAATAATATTTTTACAACATTTTGCAGATAAAAAAACAAAATGGGTAGTTGAAAATGTTATACCTTATTACGAACCTTTAATACAAGCAAATCAAAGGGGAAGGCATTTGTATTGGTCAAATTTTAATATACCTAATTTTCAATGTAGAAAAATACAAATATGTCAAGGAATTGGAGAGGTAAATAATCTTTCCGAATTCCATGATTATGATTTTAGAAAATATAAAGGTGAGCAAAGAATTAATAAAATTGCCAGGAACTTAGTAGACTATGAAGCAGGGTTAAGCATTCTAAAAGCAGCCTTAAATATCATTGAAAAGAGTAAAACAAAACAAATCGAATTATTTTAAAACCCTGATTTATAGCACGTTGCAAATATTCGAATAAAATAAACGAAATAAATCAAAAGTTCTATTACATTTGTATCACCAAACAACGAAACAATGACAGACAGAGTAAAACACATTAAGTTCATATTGAACGACACTAAGCAAAGAGGTGAACAAATTACCTCAGATGACATCAATTTTTTTGGTGCATTATACTTTTTGAAAGTAAAAAAGGAAGGTAATAAAAGGTCTAAATCAATTGTATACTCCGCAGCTACAACAATTCAAAAAGGTTATCGTGAAATTAAATAACTAAACATGACAATACGCAAAAGAGGGGGGCAAGCTAAACCCCCCGAAGAAAGAATAATTCAATTCAGCATTTATCCAAAGTCGGGCCACGTTGAAAAATTAGGACGTGACAATGCACGAGAGATAGCAGAAAAGGCAATTTTAAAGGCAATTGAAAAGATTAAGTAATTAAACCCAAACAATAAAAACATGAACACAGAACAAAAAAGAATCCCATTCGATTGGGAAAAGTACCAATCAGGAGAATATGAAGCGGTTTGTAGGGATGGTTCAAAGCCCGAAATGATTACCTATAATCCAAATGCAAAAGAAAAGGTTAAAATAGCTATGTGGGTTGATGGCCAATTGTATCCAAGATTTGAAAATGGGCAAACATGGCATGATTCAGAAGGTACATTAGATATTGTTCTAATCCCCAAACCTAAAAAGTTCCAAGCATGGGTTAATCTGTATAGTAATGGAGAATGTTATTCTTACTACACAGAAAAGATTGCTAAAAGAATGATTGAAGTTTATAGAACTAAAAATAGAGAGATTATCGAAACTCGCTTAATTGAATGGGAGGGTTAATCTTAGTTAGTGAATAAAAAGCAAATAATAGAGGCGTTGTATCGAGATAAACAATTCAAAAAAGTTTGTCAGAATATTGCGCCTCCTTCACTTTGCGAAGATTTATTTCACGAAACGGTCATGGTATTTTTAGAAATGGATGAAGAAAAGGTAATCAAAGCCAGTTTGGAAGGCTATTTAAAATGGCTGTTTATTCGGATAGCGTCAAACTCATTCAACTCAAAGACGTCACCATTCTATCATAAGTACCATCACAATGACGATAGATATGATTTAAGCGAGGCAAAGATAAAAGAGGTAACTAACATCAATGAAGGCTTTGAAAGTAAATTTAAACAGCTTATTGAATCAATTGAAAGTGAAATTGAATGCTTAGACTTTTACGAAAAGGAACTTTTAAAACTTTACATCAAATTTGGAAACTATCGTGACGTGTCAAGGGAAGTCGGTATTAAATACGAATCAGTACGCCATGCAATTAGATTAGCAATTGAAAAAATAAAACTAAAAAATGATAAACTTTATAATGATATGCTTAATGAGCGTGTCGAGTGGATATGTAATATCTGAGTTAATAATTGAATGGAGTCATAAACTATTCAAGATATACCCGATTAAACCCTTTTCGTGTGGTTATTGCCTATCCTTTTGGTTCGGGTGTGTATTGGCTTTATATTTTAATATCAATCTATTAGAAGTTATCTTATACGGCTTTAGTTCATCATACCTTTATTATTACTTAAACAGACCATGACAGAAGATATTTACAATTTACTTTTACCACTTAAGGGCAAGTGGGAAACTTACAAAGAACATCATTACAGCGAATTTACCAACATTGATTACGAGATAGTAAAAGATGCTTATGCGAAAATGCATGGACCGCCACCTCGTAACCTATCTTGCCAGTCTTGCATCAGAGAACTATTAAGAGTAGTTTTTTTGCCGTTCGATAATTTTAAACCCGAAATAAAACAAAATGCTAAAGTTAAAACATTCAGGAAACGCAGGTGACATTCTGTATAGCTTGCCTGCAATACGTCAAGCCTGCTATAATGCAAATGATAAGGCAATACTTTATCTACACATTGACCAACCTGCTAACTATGTTAAAGGGTTTGTCCACCCATTAGGTAACGTGATGTTGAATAAGTACATGGCTACTATGCTCAAGCCATTGTTATTAGCTACCAATTTTATCGAAGATGTGTTGATCTACACCGGTCAAAAAGTTGATTACGATTTAGACAAGTTTAGAACAATCGGTTTAAATCTTGGAGCGGGTAATATTTCACGTTGGTACTTTCAAGCGTTCCCTGAATTGACTTGTGATTTAATTGAACCAACAATAAAAGTTCAAAATTATAAAAATTTAGAAGATGCAATTTTAATTAATAGAACTGAACGCTACCAAAATGGACAAATAGATTATTCAATACTCAATCAATATGATAACGCAAAATACTTTGTGGGTACTGAACACGAATTTCATTTAATGAGTAAGATTATCAATGGTTTAGAATACGTTCAAGTAATTAACTTTTATCACGTTGCAGAATTAATTAACAATTGTAAAGTATTTATCGGCAATCAATCAATGAACTTTGCAATAGCTGAACAACTAAAATCAAATAGAATCTTAGAAACTTATTTCGGTTGTCCTAACGTAATTCCATGCGGGGGCAAAGCATACGATGTATTCAATCAAGAAGGATTCGAATATGCACTTAATCAATTTACAAAATGAGAGAACATTACACCAAAACACCCGAAGGAAGTTACAAGTCTAACCACTTCAAAGACCCAAAAGAAATCTACAAAGATGAATATTGGAGTTCAAAACAAAATCATTCAACTATTCATGAACAAGTTTTCAATGTGACTGAAAAGAATGAACTTGTAAAGAAATGGATTACAGACATTGAACCTAAAAGAGTTTTAGAAATTGCCTGCGCACCTGGAATACTTATGGGTGATTTGTCCGCAAATTACGAAACACATGGCATAGAGGTTGACGAAAGATATAGACACGATATTCAAAGTCTTTGCCAATCAAGTGAGCTGTATTTCGGAATGTTTCCCGAAGTATCAAAGGACTTTGAAAGCGGTATCTTCTCAAACATCATAGCCTTAGACGTATTCGAACACGTTGAGGACGGAATCGGATTTTTAAAAGAGTGCCACCGATTACTTTGCGAAGGTGGGAGGCTAATAATTCAAGCACCGATAATGTTTGAACCTGATGTTATGGACGAAATCCAATTCCACGAAACCGAGCATATTTGGATTTATTCACTTGACCATGTATTAACAATGGCAGGGCGGTCTGGTTTATTGTTAGTTGAATATAGTCAATGGAAATTAGGGCATGAACAAATAGTTTTTGAAAAATGAAAATACTTCAAGTTTGTGACAAGAAAATAAGCGGGGTTGAATACCACCGACTTTTAATTCCACATGGAAAGCTAAACGAATTAGAGGAAGTCGAGATAACAACTGCTCACATCATTGACCATTTGCCCGACTCATTCTTTCATCAATTCGATTTAATCATTTCAAGTTCGGTTGTATCAAAAATGGGTTTTCAAGAAATACTCTGGAAACAACTTAAACGAATCGGAATCCCTGTTATAATTGATAGGGATGATACATGGGTACTTCCGCATAATCACCCACTTAAAAAAGATTGGGTCAACAAAAAGACCGCTCAACAGATTACCTACAACCTACAACAAGCAAATGCAGTAATGGTGACGACTGAACACCTTGCAAACATGGTGAGTCCATTGAATAAGAATGTTCACGTTATTTCAAATGCAATCGACTTTAATCAAGACCAATTCAAACCTGACCTAAAAGTTAAGCGAATGAAAACTGACCACATTCAAATAGGTTGGTCAGGTTCGGTAACACATCACCACGATTTAATACTACTTGCAGAATCATTCCTACAACTAAAATCAGACCCTGATACTCAAAACAAGTACAGACTAATCTTAAGCGGATTTATTGAAGGAGATGCAATGTGGAAAGAGTACGAAAACATTTTCACGAGTGGTTACAGAATAAGTCAAGAACAATACTGCAGAATAAACGGAATGGATGCCTTCACTTATGCCAGTGCGTATGATATGTTTGACATTGGTTTAATCCCTCTAAAAGATACACCCTTTAATAGATGCAAGTCTGAATTGAAAATGCTTGAAATGGGTGCAAAAAAGGTATCTGTAATCGTTTCAGATGAATATCCTTACACTAATATAGCAAAGAATAAAAAGAACTGTCTGACGGCAAATAAAAAAGAATGGTTTAAACAAATAAAAAAACTCATAACTTTGCCCGAGTTAAGAAGTGAACTATCTGAAAACCTTTACAATGAGGTTAAAGAGAATCACAATATAGAAAAGGTAAACGAATTAAGATTAGAATTATACAAGGAGGTAATAAGAAATGCGACCAACAAAGTTTAGTGAGGAACTATTTGAAAATATTTGCAATCAAATATCAACTACTTCAATAGGACTGCATAAGATATGTAAAGAGGTAGGCATTAGTGCAGTAACTTTTTTTGAATGGATAAAAGAAGATGCGGAGTTATCTAACAGATACGCCCGCGCACGCGAGGCACAAGCCGAACTATTAGCAGACCAAATCATTGAGATTGCAGACGATTCCACAAACGACACTAAAACAATTGTAGGGAAGGCGGGCGACCTTATCGAAGTTGAAAATACTGAATGGACTAATAGAAGTAAGCTAAGAGTTGAAGCCCGCAAATGGATAGCAGCCAAACTAAAACCTAAGAAGTACGGTGATAAGGTAGAAGTTGACCAAACAATAAACGTCAACAAGTTACCTGATTGGTTAACCGCTCCGATTGAAAACAGCAACTCAAATAAATCTGAATAGCAAAAAAGTCGGGTTTTAATTAAACTAACCACCATTCACATAAATAATGACCTTATTCAATCCTAACTTTATACACTTACAGAAATCCCTTGCAGAAGGTAACTCCCGAATAGTTGCCCTGCAAGGGGGTTGAGTACACGCTCAGGGAAAACGTATTCAGCCCTGCAATGGTTGATACGTCAATGTATGACTTATGAGGGCATGACTATATCGATAGTTAGGAAAACCTTACCCGCTCTTAAGATGTCTGCAATGCGTGACTTTATAGACATATTAAAATCAATCGGGCAGTACAATGAAGCCCTACATAATAAAACCGAAAACATCTACTATCTGAATAAGAACATAGTAGAATTTTTTAGTTTAGACGTAGCAGACAAAGTAAGAGGTCGTAAGCGTGACATATTGTTTATCAATGAAGCTAATGAGTTGGAGTTAGAAGATTGGCGTCAATTACTTTTAAGAACATCGGGCAAGGTTATTATCGACTATAACCCCTCAGACTTTGAACATTGGATTTATGACCATGTACTTACCAGAGAAGATTGCTCAACTTTAATAACTACTTACAAAGATAATCCTCACCTACCGGATGCACTTAAAAGAGAAATTGAAAGTCTTAAAGATGCAGACCCTGAGTATTGGAAGATATTCGGATTAGGTGAACGTGGGCAGTTAGTTGGATTAGTCTTTAACAATTGGGTTAATTGTTTGGCAGTTCCTGAGAATGCGAAGTTCATAGGGCATGGATTAGATTGGGGTTTTACCAATGACCCGACAGCATTAGTTTCAGTTTACAGACGTGACAATGAACTTTACCTTGTTGAGAAGCTTTACGAAAGAGGATTAACTAACCAGGACATAGCAAAGAAAATATCTGAATTAGGAATCAACAAAAGAGATGAAATCTTTGCTGATAGTGCCGAGCCTAAAAGTATTGAGGAAGTTTATCGAATGGGTTTCAATATCAAACCAACGGCAAAGGGTAAGGACTCGATTATTAATTCAATCGACATTCTTAGACGTTTTAAAATCTTTTTAATTGGGTCTAATCTGCAAAAGGAATTCAGGACGTACAAGTGGAAAACAGATAAGGCAGGCAAGGCAATTAACGAACCGGTAGACTTCAATAATCACTTAATTGATAGTAGCAGATATTTAGCTTTGATGAAACTAAACGAGAACTTAAAAGGGAAATACGTTACAATTAGAGCCTAAATTAATACTTTAAAACAATGCGAAAGATATACGAAGAATTAAACCTAAGTCAAGCAATCGAACTGAATTCTATTAATAAGCATTTGGACCGCTTGGAATACGCAGCCAATAGACTTGCAATCGTGTTCAAAGTTCCTGTTGTGGAAATCTACAAAAGAGAAGTTGAAGATATATTCGCCTTAGATAATAAGTTGAGTCAACTTGAAAGTCTACCAATAGCAGCAAAGTTAAAAGATAAGATTAAGATTGGCGGCAAGTGGTTTAAGGTTGATTACAACGTGAGTAAATTAACAGCGGGCCAATTCATCGACATTCAGCACTTCGCATCAACTGACCCCGCAAAGAATGTTCATAAGATACTTGCATCAGTAATTAGACCTATTGGCGGTTGGTGGGGATTGGGAAAGGTTGAGGAGTATAACGGTGATAACCATGAGGAGATAAGTAATCACTTACTTGAACACATGACAATCTTACAAGCCTATCCTATTACGCTTTTTTTTTGCCAAATCTTAGACAAATCATTGAAAGATATCCAAACTTATTCCCTCAATCAATTAAGGGAATTGGAGAGGAAACTCAAGGAAACGAATTCGCAAAAAAATGGGGATGGGTTGCAACCATAGACAATCTGTCAAACAATGATAAAACGAAATGGGATTACTTTTTGAACTTACCTATAATTCAATTCTTAAACTTATTAAGTTACCACATAGACCACTCAGAAGAAGTCAGGAGAGCCGCAAGTGAAAAAAGTAGATTATAAACAATTATTAGGTGACTTAGGTGAAGACCCTGACCAATACGGAGTGGTTCAATTCGATACTATAATCGGAAAGGCATTATATCAATTTGCATCAGCACTAACAGACGTTTTAAAATCTAACTTAACCGAAAAGCAGGCGTACTATTCAGAATCGGAGTTGCTTCAAAGTATCATTGCCCTGCCAGTTCAAACAAGGGGCAAAAACTACTTAGTAACTATTCAAGGGAATGATTATGCCTTCTTCGTGGATAAGGGTGTGAGCGGTACAGAACACAAATACAATAGTCCATTTAGTTTTAAAAACAATTACGTTTCTAAAAAATTTAATAGGTCACTAAGAGAGTGGTTTAGTAAAAGAGGTTTTCAATTAGATTCAAGATATTCACAGACAAGAAACTTAACTAAGCGACAAAGAAACAAAGTACAAACCGATGAACTTACTCAGTGGGCTTATGGTGCGGGAACTAATATAAAAAAGAAAGGACTTAAACCTACTTTGTTTATTACAGATGCAGTCACAGAGGCGACCTTAGAAAGCATGGCATCAGGATTAGCGAATGCACTCGGAGCATCAATAACAATAACTTTAGCAAATAATTTAATGAGATGATAACAATATCTTCAAACCCTTATAACTGGCAAAATTCATTCAATGAAATGGTATTCAATGTGAGTAGTACAAATGCACTCGCATCAGGATTTCAATTCTTAGTTGATGTAAATGTATCAGGTCAAACTAATCCCGTAACAAGGTTAACCTATCCAAAGCAACCGAACACAGGAGCGATTGAGATAAACCTTAACGAGGTTATTCAAAACTATGTAAGCTATGACTTACTAAGTTCATTCAATGCAAGTGGAACACAGAGGGTTTCAAATGCTCGTGCGCCTTATTGGATTGGATTTGGTGAAGTGTATAACAACGCATCAGGCATCCCGACTATCTACCCTGACTTAGCTTCATTCGGTTCAAGTGGTTCACCTAAGTACGGTACTAATGCCGTATTTGAGTTTCAAGATTGGAACGCTTCAAGCTATCAATCGTATGCCTTGAGTCGAAGTAATCAAAAGTCTTTAAATCAGGAAACATTCACAGACGTAATCCGACTCGACCAAAATAGAATACTTCAATTCTTTGATGTGAGCGGAAATATATTCGATGTCAATAATATAATATACAATGAAGTAGGAACTGCCTTGTATGGGTCGGTCCAAGCGGTGACAAGGGTTACAGATATAGTGTCGATTAATGTAGGTAAACGACAATGGGAGAACATGGGCAGCACATGGAATACCTTTTTAAACAATGCCGCTGCAAGTTATATCGAGGTTATTATAAGAGATAATACAGCAGCTATTCTTTACACTCGAAGAATGAACTTAGATTTAAGCTGCCCTAAGTATGACATTTATAGGCTACATTGGTTAAACTCTTTAGGTGGGTTCGATGCTTTCAACTTCAACAAGGTATCAGTCAAAAAAACTGACATTGAACGAAAGCAGTTTAAAAGATTCCAACCTCTTAACTATTCAGAATCATTCAGGGGCAAAACAAACTACTTCACAAAGTACACTGACCGGATAACATTAAATTCAGACGGCTTAACAGATGCACAATGGGAAGGACTTAAGGAACTATTAACAAGTCCTGTGATTTACTTAGAACAAGATAATAATACTTTGCTATCAGTTAATATCTTAGAATCGAATTACGATGAACTAAACTATTCAACTAACAGAACGATTAGCAACTTAGTGATTACTATTGAATACGCATTTGATAATTATAAACAAACACTATGAACGAAAACGAATTAATACTTTATGCTTACAATGCAAGCGGGTTTGTTTCAGATTCGTTTCAAGTTGACCTAACAGAGTCAGTAAGTTTACCGATAACTAAAACTATCATTGATATTAGAGAGCCTGAAAAAAGACAAAGCGATTATTCAAAGACAATTACTTTGCCTGGCACTTCGAACAATAATAAAATCTTTAACCACATATTCAAACTTGATAGGGCAACAATAAACGAAACAACAATAAACTA